CTCGTAATCTGGGGGCTGCGGCCGAGGCGCAGGATCCTGAATTAATGGAGGCCGTTATGGTCAATGTCCTAGCTGGCTTGCCGTCTTATTTAGAAGCTCTAAGAAAGGTCAAATCATGAAAATGGATCGCAAATATGTCCGTCGACGTCGCGTAGTGGCAGTCGTGATTTATCTATTTCTGGTCAGTCTCTTCACATATGCCATTCGCGATGTCTGCTGGGTGGGTAATGGCTACGGATCCTGCTCTGTCATGATCGACAAGGTGGTTTCAAATGGCCGTTAAGAAGATGCGTTCTGTGCGTGTGTCCGATTCCCTGTGGGCTGCAGTAAAGGCCCGAGCTGCCGCCGATGAGAAATCGGTCAGCGAAGTGATCGTGGATGCTCTGAAAGCCTACGTGCGATGAGCTGGTGGAATCTTCTCATTGCCCCTATTACTGGGATCCTGGCCCTGGCCTATGGCCGGCGGATCTTGTTTTGGTTTGCAATGGGCTTCTTCTTTGGCCTGTGGTCTTTCCTGATCGTGCTGCTGCCAAAGAAAGAGCTGCGCCTTCCTGTTCTTCCCGATTGGTTCCTGGCTTATTGGGGCAATCGGATCATCGCAAAGGAGATGCGATCCATCCGGGATCCATCCGATCTCCTTTAGCGAGAAATGCCCCCCATCGCCTTTATTGGCAGTGGGGGGTGTTTTTTATTCTCTGAGCGCCCTAGCGATTCCTTCTTCCAGGGTAATTTTCGGCTGGTAAATCTGCAACATCTTCGTCGGATCGCCGACTCTGTATTCGACTCCGCTTGGCTTGCCCGGGTGTTTCTTGATCGGGGCGAGATATCCCTGTGCGAGCATGATCATCTCTGCGAGCTGGATGAATGAAGTCGCACGCCCGGTGCAAAGGTTCAAAGTTTGGACGTTATTTGTGATCGCTTCAAAGGTAGCTGCAACAACGTCGTCGATGTGGATAAAGTCTCGCACTTGCTCGCCGGTTCCCCATACTTCAAACGGATCCAGTTTGGCCTTTCCGCGTGCGATCAACGATGGGAATGGATAATCGAGCGCCTGGTCGCTGCCGTAGCCGCTAAATGGCCGCAAGACGTGGACTTTGATGCCTTCGTCTCTGGCATATCTGGCTAAAGTTTCGCCTGTTAATTTTGCCCAGCCATAACTTAAATCTGGCGTCCTTATGTGATCTAGATTGATATCGGGTTCTCGAAGTCGTTGCTGGTAGGCGGCCTTTTGCAAATAAATTGGGTATGCCGCCGAGCTACTGTAATAAACCAAATGCTTCGGCTTGGTTCTTATCGCCCACTGAAACATGTCGCTGTCGATCGCGAGGTCGCTGGCAACGGCCAAAGGGTTGCCTTCAATCGTGGCGCGGCCGCCGACAATCGCGGCGAGGTGAATAACGACGTCGTATCTGGTGTCGTCCTTCTTGAAGAAATCCCTGCAATCGATTCCGTTTGCGATGTCGATGCCGGTGATGTCATGGCCTTTGTCGTCTAATGCTCTGTGAAAGGCGCGGCCGACAAAGCCGGCGTCTCCTGTTATAAGAATCTTCATATAAGCCATTCTTCCAGATATCTGTCGCTTCCTGATTCGGCCTTTGCCATTGCCTGGTCAACGCTGAAATGGAAGCGATCGTCTGCTTCTAGGGCTGCCCCGATGTGGTGAAGGGTCGCCTTCTTTGGGATCGGGAATGGGCGGCGCTTGCTCTTGCCTTCTGTGGGGGTTTTGTAGCTCTCATCGTGGATCAGGGTGCTGTCCTTAATCAAGGGCCAAATGTGAGCTGCAAGCCAGTCCTGATCGGCGGTGTAATAATCGCCTGGCTCGTAATAATCCAAATGTGCCGGGGTTGCCCTGGTTCGAGCTGCAAACATTCCGGCGCTGATCTGATAATTGTGGCCTGTGGGATGGTCTTTCATAATGTGAAAATCGAGTCCGCTTGCCAGAAACTCTTCGTGTGCGATCCGTTCGCGGTGCGTGAGCCTGGCATCCGCGTCGCGGCTTAGAACCACGTCGAATTCGCGATCTATCAAAGCCTGAAATCTCCAGAGTTTGGCCCGGTGGTCTTCGGGGCCTTCTTCTTCTACGAGCTGGACATAGGGGAAGAGGCGAAGGGTTTGCTTGATGGATTCAGGGACGCTAGGCCCGGTGTAAAAGCGAAGCGTGAATCCTTTGAAGTGTCTGGCTGCCAGAATTGCGTTCTTGATCGCACCAATCGTGTATCGCTCTTCGCTGCCGTATAACGAGTAGGCGATGAGCTGCTTCATTGCCTTAGTTTGTTCTTCAATAATTCGTAGGCTTCGCTCTGAATATAGTTTTGATAGGCGAGCGCGTCGAATGCGTATATTTCGCTGGCGTTGACTTCTTTGTATCCTTCATCCCATTCGGCTTTGCCTGCAATTGGGTGCATGTGCTCTACAACGACGGAGCCGATGTAAGTCAACGCTCCTAAGTCTTCGCCTAGTTTTTTCCAGAAGTTGTCTAGATATAAATGCTTTAATTTTGGTGGAACCATTCCATCGAGGGCTTTGACGATGTCACTTGTCATTGCAATCATGGTGGGAAGTCGCTCGCCCTGGAATAAGTCGTTGCCGTAGGCCATCGACGGTCGCCTTTGCATCGCCTGGATCAGAATCGCATCCCAGCCGGCTGTGCGTGGGCGGTGGTCGTCGCCCAGGAAGGCGAAGTATTTATATTTGCCCTTCTTTACGATTGCACTCGCTGCTTTGTTGATCGGATAAGCCATGCCCCGGGTTTCGTTCTCAATGGTTATGCATCTGTCCTTGCCCACTTTGAATTCGTAAGCATCGTGCTCTGGGTCGTTTTCATCAATAACGAAGAGGATGTCTGAATGCGTAGAAAGTTTTTCGTGTGCTACTAGTAATTCCAGGGCGTTGCTTGGGCGTCCTCTGGTGGGAACGAGGATAATCATTTCCTTCATTTGCTAGTCGCAATCTCGCCGGCAATGGCGGCATAGGCCGCTAAATCCACGAATGAATCTTCTGTCTCTGTTTCCATAAGGCGTGCAATTTTTACAAGCGCCATGCATATTGCCACTTGCTGTGGTGTTATCTCTTGCTCGAGATATGTCGTCCATAAGTTTGCAATTCTGCAATGATTCGTTTGCGGATCGCCGTATGTTTGCTGGCGGTCTTTAGATGTGAGCCGAGCTGCTTCTTGAAGAATATCCCCCCGATTCATGGACTACTTTGTTCCGCGTCCGAATTCGGTTGCTCTTGGATCAATGGCCTTCAATAGTGGGCCTGCGATCGCTGCGATGCCTGCTGCAAGGTATTCCTTGATTGGGCGGTTTGGATCTGCAAGATAAAGAGCTGCGACTGCTGCTGCTCCTGCTCGCAGGTATGTCATTGCAATTGCTTCGATTTTCTTCCTATCCATTTGTAATCTCCTTAAATTGAGGACGTCCAAATCCTACGACAAATACTGGAAGCGATGGCTTTAATTTGCCGCGATTCTTCTTCTTATATGCACGTGTCTTTATACAAACTTGGCCGCCGTTTGCTTGGCTGCCCTTCTTGTCTGTGCTGGTGTTTCCCTCAATTGTGGTCACAGTGCCGTCGCCGTTATTTGTGATAACAATTCCAACGTGGCCGATGCGATCTAAAGCATCTACTACAAAGTCAAAGAAGACGATATCGCCGGGCTTTGGATCTGCTTGCTCTGAAATTGTCCAGGCCTTCTTGTCCATAAATGCTGTTGCGCCAGATGGGGTATACACGCAGTTTGGGATCTTAACGCCGGCTTGCTTTGCCACCCAGTTCACAAATGCTCCGCACCATGCTTGGTTTGCTCTTTGGTATTTTGTCTGGTTATCTTTTGGGCCTTCAATGTAGCCGACTTCTGCTTTGGCCACTTCTATGAATTTGTTTACTTGGCTCACTTCTTCCCCCGTCTAATTACTTGATTTTCTAGCAAGATTAAATATATCTCATCGATGCGCGATTCCAATCGGTTGACTTGGTCTTTGACGCTTGATCCGCCGTTTGGTTTCAATTCTGCAAGGTAATGCTTTACCAGCCATCTGGTCATGGCGATAAAGGCTCCGCCGATCGTAAGAAGTGAAACGGTAAGAGCTGCGTAATCCTGGGCCGTCATTTTCCGATTGCCATAACTTGCATGGTTACGGTTCCTGAGTTGGTAATGGCCCAGATTCCATTTGCCTTGTTATCGATTGTGATCTTGTCGCCGTTATCCATCTTGTATCCAGTGCTCGAAGTTACATCGCTGTTTCCTACAAAGCATGTGCCGCTTGAGCTGTGTAAATAAACCATCTCTGCTTCGGCTGTGGCATCAACGAGCGCGGTGGCTGCTGTGGTTACGGTGACTTGCCGGGTGCTGATTCCCATGTCGTTCTCCTGGTTTCTTCTAGATCCCCGATGCTTCTACTTCGTCGACGGCGTCATCGATCGTCCGAGCTGGTTCCCGGGTGCAGTCGCCGTCCTGGTATCCCATTAAAAGATTAGGGTGTCTGCTTCTTCGGCTGTTAACGGATCGCCGGCGACGAGCTTGGCCTTTGCCGATGCCTTGAGCGCTGCTAAAGCCTCTGCCTCTGCCTCTGCTGCTGCCCGTTGATCTGCTGCCGCCAAAGCTGCTGTTTCCATATCAGCAATCTCAGCATCGGTGAGTTCGATAATAGAAGTTTCGCCTGTTGTGCAGTTGACTTCTACGCGTGTTGGTCTTGTCATTATTTTCTCCTTATGAGTTTTTGATGCCGTATAGGTAAGCGGTTGAGTATTGCGCAAAACTGTTGCCATTGTAAGAAGAAAGGTCAATTTGAGTAATTGCAGAAGTTTGATTCCATAATCCAGCAACTATTGCGCAAGAAGAATGATTTGCTAAGGCATCGTTTGTTTCAACAACTTCATCTACTGAAATGCTTTTTTGATTTGAACTAGCATAATTAGGAATATAAATTTCTGAATTTGAAAATGTATTTGCTGTCGCGCTTGTGCCATTGACTCCAAATACTGCAAAACAACCTAAATTTGTATTTGAACTAGAGGCTGCGGTTGTGCCATTGCCATAAAGTTGGCGTTGAG